AAGGATATGAAGCAGACGATTTGGTTATATCGTTTAAAGCCCAAAATAACCAATATAAGAGTATTTTAGTATCTCCTGATAAGGATATATTAAATTTAGTTGGAAAGCATCTAAATCCCCGTAAAATGGAATTTAAAAGAACATCTGAGAGTGAGGCCACAGAATTCTTTTGGAAATCTATGATTAAAGGAGATACGATAGATGGAATTGCAGGATTGAAAGGTAAAGGTGAGGTCTTTGCTGAAAAATTACTAGCAAATTTATATGATGATTATGAATCCGTAAGAAACCTTGTTTTTGAAGAATATCTTAATCAACATGGAGAATATGAAGGAATAAAAGAATTTACAAAAAATTATCTAAGTTTAAAATTAGTTGAAACAGTACCATTAGAAACTATTAAATTAAACAAAATAGATAAAATAGTTTGTGAATAGACGAAAATCAATAGAAAATTCTAAGAAAAATCTTAGTAGAATATTTGTACTACCAATGGTTGGTATAAATTACAAACAATTACCTAGTAACTTTATAAACTCTTATATTTTAAATGACTATAAATGTGCATTAGTATTTAATAAACTCGAAGATTATGATGAAATATATTATCATTTTATGCGTAGAATTATGGATACTAATACTAATTTTTTAGAATATATGGATTTAGAAGATGAAACTGTATTTATATTAACTATCCAAAATAAATATAAAGCAGATTTTGATCTTTTTGTAAAAGGTGCATATAGTGAATTTTCAGAACCTTATAAAAAAGTAATTTCAGGATTTTTTGGTAAACAATCAATACCTAAAGGTCATTTAGTTACTGAATATAATGTAATTTATCCTGAAGATTTTAAACGTAAACAAATTGCTGAACATTTATCTTATAAAAACTCTAAAGTAGATGAAAATTTAATAAAAGAAGTATTAGATAAACCTGATCTAACTAATGAATTATTTATTCATATAGATGTTTTAGTAATACAAAATTTAACATTAGACAATTTAGACACAAATCCTATAAACAATATATGATAGAAAAAATAAATAAATTTAAAATACCAGAAAAGATTAAAAATAAACCTACTCCTTGGGGAGAAATAGGTTATATTACTTACAAACGTACATATGCTAGACGTTTAAATGAAGAAGATGTAAACTCACCTACTGAAGAATTTTCAGATACCGTAGAACGCATAATTAATGCCTGTTCTACACAATTAAATGTGGGATTTACAGATGCTGAAAATAAAGAATTAGCAGAAATATTGTATGGATTAAAAGGAAGTGTAGCAGGTAGATTTTTATGGCAATTGGGAACAAAAACAGTAGATAATTTAGGATTACTTTCATTACAAAATTGCGCTTTTACAACAGTTAATCATCCAATAGATCCTTTTACATGGTGTATGGAAGCGTTAATGCTAGGAGCAGGTGTTGGATATAACATTCAAAAACATAATGTTTATTCATTACCTACTCTTAGAGAAGAAAAGATTTTAATTACTAGAATAGATAACAATAGTTCTGACTATATTGTACCAGATACTAGACAAGGATGGGTTAAATTACTTGGAAAAGTACTTAAAGCTCATTTTTATAAAGGTGAAGGATTTACATATAGTACTGAATTATTAAGATCTAAAGGAGCAATTATTAAATCTTTTGGAGGTGTGTCTAGTGGTCCTGAAGAATTATGTAAGGGTATGGATTTAATTAATACTATTTTAAATGAAAGAGCAGGGCTTAAACTAAGGCCAATTGACTGTTTAGACATTATGAATATTATAGGATGGATCGTAGTATCAGGTAACATACGTAGATCTGCACAAATAGCAATAGGAGATTATGATGATGTGGAGTTTTTAAAAGCAAAACGATGGGATTTAGGAGCAATACCTAATTGGAGAGCCATGTCTAATAACTCAATTATATGTGAAGATAGTACTAAATTATTAAATGAATTTTGGGAAACCTATGATCAAGGTGAACCATATGGTTTAATTAATATAGCATTATCTAAAAAAATAGGTAGAACTGGTGAAAAACAATATCCAGATAAAGAAGTAGAAGGTTATAATCCATGTGCAGAACAGTCTTTAGCTAATAAAGAAACTTGTTGCTTAGCAGAAGTATTTTTACCTAATATTATTTCAAAGGAAGAATTGTTTAAAGTAGTTAAATATCTATATAGAATAAACAAGCATTCTCTTGCTTTAAAATGCCATCTAAAGGAAACTGAAGCAATTGTGCATAAAAATATGAGAATGGGAATTGGAATGACTGGTATATATCAAGCATCTAAAGAACAGCGAAGTTGGTTGAATGAATGTTACAATATGATTAGACAATATGATGTTGAATATTCAAAATTACATGGTTTTAACGTAAGTATTAAAATAACTACTGTTAAACCAAGTGGAACACTAAGTCTATTGGCAGGTGTAACACCAGGAGGACACGCATCTCCTGCAGGACCATATTATATTAGACGAATTAGAATAGCATCTAATTCGAATCTATTAGACGTATGTAAACAACATGGATATAAAGTAGAACCTCAAAAGAATTTTGATGGATCTAATGACAATACTACTATGGTAGTAGAGTTTCCTTGTAGTGTACCTGAAACTACTCCAATTGGAGGAAATATATCAGCTATAGAACAACTAGAAATGGTTAAAGAATTACAAACTATATGGTCTGATAATTCAGTATCGATTACTGTATATTATAAAAAAGAAGAATTAGAAACTATTAAAAAATGGTTAAGTGTAAATTATCGTAAAAATATTAAATCTGTATCATTTTTATTATATCATGGACATGGATTCGTTCAAGCTCCTTATGAAACAATAAGCAAAGAAGAATATTTTAAGATTAAAGAAGGTGTTAAACCTATAACACAACTATCTATGAAAGAAGAAGATGTAATTTCTGGAATGGAAAATTGTGACACTGGATCATGTCCTATTAAATAAATAAAAATATAGAAATGTGGAGAAAGAGGAATTATTAAAACAGAAAGAACGTTTAATAATTATTAAAAAAGAAGCAAAGAAATTTGATGAAGGTAAGCCTGGGTTTAGCAATATTCCCAGGCTAGCTTTATTAGAGGTAGCTAAAGTAATGACTCATGGTGCAAATACCTATGGTAAGTTCAATTATTCTGGTGAAATCGAAGCTACAAGATTAACTGATGCATTAGAAAGACATTTATCTAAATATCTTATTAATGAAGATATAGATGAATCTGGATATCATCACATAGCTCATGTAGCAGCTAATGCTTTAATGTTATTAGATGGAATACTTACCAACAAGGTGTTGGATAATAGAAACCCTATTTATGATAAGAATGAATAATAAAGAGCTGTATAATAAACTTATAAAAAATCCTGGATATTTAAAAAAAAGTATTATTTGGATAAAAAATAATTGGGATATTAAAATACCTAAATATGAAATAAAAAATATAATGGAAAAAGCTAGAATTGATTTTAAACCATCTAAATCTATTTATAAGGTAGATATTAGAAATGATCAAGTAACTGCTCTTAAAGAGTCTACGTTTGCATTTAAACAATCGTCTAAAAAAACACCTTATAAAAATGTATTAGCTATTGCAGATGCTCATGAACCTTTTTGTAAACAAGGGTATCTTGAACATTGTATGGCTATTGCTAAAAAATACAACTGTAATGAATTTGTAAATATAGGTGATGAAGTAGACTTATGTGGAGTATCTCAATGGGAAAAAGATCCTGATGGATTTAGTGCTGGTACAGAAGCAGATTTAGCTCAGAAAAAGATGCAATTATGGTATGAAGCATTTCCTAATATGAAAGTATGTATAGGAAATCATACTGCAAGACCATTTAGAATGGCTAAATCTAATGGAGTACCTAAAAAGTTTATTAAATCCTATAAAGATGCTTGGGAAGCTCCTGAAGGATGGAATTGGGCTGACCATTGGGAAATTGATGGTGTTTTATATACGCATGGAACTGGATTTTCTGGACCTAATGCTGCTATTAGAATAGCTACTAGACATCGTCAAAATACTGTAATAGGTCATATACATTCTGAAGCAGGTATTCAATATTCTGCTAGTAAAATTGATTTAGTATGGGGAATGCAATTAGGAGGTGCTTTAGATGATAAATCTTACGCTGCTTATTATGCTAAAGATCAACTTAAAAAATCTATAGTAGGATGTGGTGTAATATTAGAAGGTAAATTACCTATTTATGAACCAATGCTTCTATAATTAAAACTAACGCTATTCATATCTAACACTTCACGGAAGTTACTCTAACAACAAGGGTAGGAAAGAATTACTAACAGTCGGTTAGTAAATGGAAGTTCGAATCCTCCATAGCGTACTAATTTAAAAATTAAACAATATGAAAAATTTATTTA